ACGGCCAAAAGCACGACAAGCACCATGGCACTGGCGTGATCAAGGAGGACAAACCCGCTGGCTACAAGCACGGCGGCCATGCCCACAAGCACCACAAGGCAACTGGTGGCGCAATTCCTGCTGATACTGACGAGAAAGTCAATAAAGGCAAGATCAAAATGCACGGCACTATCGAAGGCAACGAGCACGACTACTTGAACACCGAGATGCACCAAGCCAAGCGCGACAAAGCGCACGGCACTGGCGGCATCAAAGAGTCCAATGCAGGCGGCTACAAGCACGGTGGACACGCCAAGAAGCATCACAAAGCAACAGGTGGAGCTATCCCCGCCGCAACCGAAAAAAATATGCGTGAAGGCCATTTGAAGGGCGACACATACGAAGGTGGCGATTGGGAAGAGCGTGCCGCTGACACGGCTACAGGCGGCGTTAAAAACCGCATGACTGGTGGTGTGCGCGAGGCCAATGCTGGTGGTTACAAACACGGCGGCCACGCAAAAAAGCACTTCGCCACGGGCGGTAATGTCGTTGATGACGGTAAAGCAGTAAAAATGCCCCGTCACTTCGTCAGCCGACCCGTGGCCAACAGCTTGCAATCTGGCACTTTCAAAAAAGGTGGCAAGGTTCACAAAGACGTAGGCGGCAATGTTGATGCAAAAGGTGTTTCGGACAAAGCGAGTCGTGAACTCGAAGAAGCCATGAACCCCTTGAGCATGGCTAAGGAGTTGTATGGAAAGGCCAAGAGTTACCTCACTGGCTCACCATCGACACCCGGCGCGGTGACCAAGACCAAGGAATCGGTCACGGTTGCACCCAACAAAAAGCGCGGCGGCAAAGTCTGCTAAACCAAGCGGGGGCTTCGCGCCCCTGCTTTTTTGAGGAATTATCATGAGCAATGGAATCGTCTCTTCAGTTACCCGTGGCGGTCAATATGAGCCGTTTGACTTGCAAGTTTCACGGGGTCAAATTGCAGGTCACCAGCAAATAGCAATCTTTGGTTACAGCAACAGTATTGGCAACACAACGACCCCACAAACAATTTGGGAAGGCGCGAATAACGCCACGCAAAACAATTACACATACCTGTCCAATGCCTCGACACTGACACTGGTCAGTACCAGCGCATCCGACACTGGTGCGGTGTTTATTTCAGGCTTGGATAGCAACTTCAACTTGCAGTCGGAAACGATTACACTGACGGGCACTTCTAACGTAGTGTCTGCTAAATCGTACCTGCGCGTGAATGGCTTGTACTACACCAATGGCGCGAACGTAGGCACCATTACTGCCAAGGTCAGCACCACCACCTATGGTTACATCAATCCGGGCTTTGGTCAGTCTCAAATGGCTGTGTACACCGTTCCAAACGGATACACGTTCTATCAAACATTGACGCAAGCCAACAGCACATTGGCCAACCAAGCGGTGCTATTTCAAACGCAGGAAATTTACAACTTGCCATCGGTTTTGAACTTGAATGGGTACTCAATCCCACACAACCAAAACACTCAACAAGCTCAAATTTCACCCTTCTCGACTGGCTTCTTTAACATTCCTTACACGACCCCAATTCCATTCCCACAAGGTACTGACTTGCAGTGGCAAGCCAAAACCAACAGTGGTGGTATCAACGGTGGTGTGAGCGTGTTTATTGGTGGCTACTTGGTGCAAAACTCCACCTTGACAACCCAACCCGGTAACTGATTATGCCTTTGACCAAGTCCAAATCCAAAAAGGCTTTCTCGCACAACGTGGAAGCAGAGATGCACTACTCAGTAAAACCATGACAAATATGTTTGGCATGTTCCATCGAATGACAGTTTGGGCAAAGAACTTCCAAGTTCTCCATGCTGTTATTCAATCTATTGCGGTCTTTATGGTGAACGCCAAGAATTTGGACGTTTGCATCAAATCCGCATTTGTAACACGCATTCAACAAACCTCTTTTTTTCATATTTTTTCTGACAGTACTAAAATTGGCTTGCCAGTTTTCAAGTGCAGATTTGTTAATACAAGCACGCGAACAATATTTTCTTTTTTTGGACGGAGCAGAAAGAAATTTTGTTTTGCAATGGAGGCATGTGTATTCAACAGTGCCTTTGCTTTTCATTGCTGTGTGGTAACAATTTGGACTACAGTATTTGGCTTTGTTTGCTCTACTTGCAATGTGTTCAAAAATTGTGTTGCAAACTTCACAAGTTGTTTTTTTAACAGTTCTGGCAGACAATGCCATGCAACTTTTTCCGCAAAACAAAGCAGTATCTTTTCTGTATTGGGGAACAAAAAATTGTTTTTTGCAATGTTTGCAAAATTTTTCATATTTCACTCTGGAGCGTGTCATGCCACTCATACATAGTCCTTCAAAAAAAGCGTTTGAGAAAAACATCCGCACCGAGATTGTACAAGGAAAAAAACCCCAAAAGCAAGCCGTGGCAATTGCATATTCGGTGAAGCGCCATGCCAAGAAAGCTCACGGCGGCCACATCACGACCCACGAAACCAGCAGCAAGCACAAAGGGTGTTGGTAATGGCTAAGAACGGCCTCTATGCCAACATTCACGCCAAGCAAGAGCGTATCGCTCACGGCTCGGGCGAGAAGATGCGCAAGCCCGGCAGCAAGGGTGCGCCCACCGCCAGCGCCTTCAAGGAGTCTGCAAAGACCGTGAAGATGAAGGACGGCGGCGTGTCGCTGGCTGTTGGCCGCGGCGAGAAGTTGCCAGCCTCTCGTGGTGCAGGACTCACCCAAAAAGGGCGGGAAAAGTACAATCGTGAAACAGGTTCGCACCTAAAAGCACCACAGCCCCAAGGCGGTGCTCGAAAAGACAGCTTCTGCGCTCGGATGTCGGGCGTGGTCGAACATTCAAAAGGCGATGCAGAGCGTGCCAAGGCGTCACTCAAACGCTGGAAATGCTCTGGTTGGTGAGGTAAAAAATGGCTTATAGCGGCACAGTTGGGCAAACAGTCGTCACCGTCCAAAACTTGATTGATGACGGCGCGCGCCGCTCTGGAAAGCTGGCGGAAGAATTGTCGGTTGAGCAAGTTCAAAGCGCCAAGCAGTCGCTGTTTTTGATCTTGAGCAACTTGATCAACCAAGGCATCCAATACTTCGCTATCAAAAAGCAGGTCTATGGCCTCAATCCAGACCAATACGAATACCTGCTTCCCGTGGGTGGTGTAGACGTCTTGAACGCGCTTTATCGATGGATGACGCGCCCCACGCCAGCCGCTGGCGGAGCCTACTTCTCGTCTTCGGGCGTGACAGGTTTGGCCTTTGACAACAACGTCTTGACCTCTGACGCTCAGACATCGCCCAATGGCTACATCGGCGTCAACTACGGCCAAAACAACCCAATCTATGCTGGCTCAATCGGCATCTTGCCTGCGACGTCTGGCAGTTTTCACATTCTGCTTGAGACGTCCAGCGATGGCTCAACATGGTCTACGCTGGTGGACACTGGCGTCACCCAATGGGTGAGCGGCCAATGGCTTTGGTACGACATTGATCCCGGCGTGACTGCACAGTATTACCGCATGAGAGAAACCTCTGGCGGCACATTGAACGTGGCCGAGTTCTACGTGGGCAACAACTCAACCGAAGTCACCATGTCTCGCCTCAACCGCGATGACTACACCAACTTGCCCAACAAAAACTTCACGGCCAACCAGCCATTCCAGTTTTGGGTGAACCGAACAATCCCGCAAACCACCATCACGCTGTGGCCGACCCCAAGCGACCCCTTCGTTCAGATGACCGTTTGGTATTCGTCGCAAGTGGAAGACGTGGGCGCGTTGAGCGGACAACTGGCCGTGCCAGATCGCTGGCTCATGGCGATTCAAAACATGCTGGCGCACCAGATGAGCCAAACCCTGCCTGCTGTGCCACTGCCCCGCATCCAGTATCTGGAAGGCCAAGCTGAAAAGTATTTCCAAATGGCAGAGCAGGAAGAGCGCGACAAGTCTCCGATATATTTTGCACCTAATATCGCTCCATATACGCGGTAAGGTATTAAGATGCCAAGATTTCTTAACACCGAAGGCAATGCAGTCATTGCAATTTTTATTTGCGACCGTTGCAAGATGAAGCGCCCGATCATTGAGCAAATGTCCGACCCCAACTTTCCGGGGTTGCGCGTGTGCCAACAGGGCTGTGCCGACGAAAAAGACCCATATCGCTTGCCAGCACGCAAGACCGAGCGCATCAACTTGGCCTACCCACGGCCTGACGTCAGCGTGGCGGTTGACCCAAGCGACATCACGACTGGGGGCGATAATGATTACATCATCAGCACCGAGCAAAACACCAACGATCCCGACAACGATGGCAACATCGACGTGATCCAACTGCAACCGTGATATGGCACAAGTAAAAATCACCGATTTACCCAATGCTCTTGCCCTCACGGGTTCTGAAGCAGTGCCGATTGTCCAAAACGGCGTCACCATGCAAACAAGCACGGCGTCAATTGCGGCTGTCCCAAATCAGCAATACACCTTTTTGACGGCCACGCAGCAATCAGGCTTGGCAAACTCGCGCTATTTGGCCGTGGGCAGTGGGTTGTCAATCACCGACAACGGCGCGCAGAGCACTTTGTCTATCTCGTTGACGGGTTCAGTGCCAAGCCTGAACTCCGTGGGCAATGGTTTGGTGGCAAAAACGGCCACAGACACGCTCACAGCGCGTCAAATCACTGTCGGCAATGGGTTGGCAGTCACCAACGGCGATGGCGTCGCGGCGAACCCGCAAATCAATCTTGGCTCATACCTCACCAGCTTTCAATCAACGTCTAGCTCAACGGGCATTTTGGGCGTAAGCGGTGGCGCGTTCACATCAAGAGCGATTGTTGGCACAACGGGCAACATTGGTGTGACCAATGGTGACGCTTCCACGGGCAATCCAACCATCAACTTGATCGCCACGGGCGCGGCCGCAGGTTCTTACGGCTCGTCCACCGCAATTCCAGTCGTCACGGTTGACGCTTATGGCCGCATCACGTCCATCAGCACCGCATCTGCCGTCGCTGGCGGCACGGTGACTGAAATTGACACTGGAACTGGCCTCACAGGTGGGCCGATCACATCGTCTGGCACTATTTCTCTGGCAAACACAGCCGTGACCGCTGGGACGTATGGCTCGGCCACCCAAGTTGGCATTTTCACGGTCAACGCCCAAGGCCAACTGACTGCGGCCAGCAACACCACGGTGACGCCTGCATGGTCGTCCATCACATCAACCCCAACAACAATTGCTGGGTACGGCATCACCGACGCAGTTTCGTTGGCTGGGTCGCAAACGCTGACCAACAAGACGATCAGCGGCGCAAGCAACACACTGACCAACATCGGCAACAGCTCGCTCACCAATAGCACCATTACCATCAACGGCAATGTGACGTCGCTTGGTGGCTCTGTGAGCGTTGGCACGGTGACTTCGGTGGCTGGCACTGGCTCGGTCAACGGCATCACGCTCACTGGCTCAGTGACGGCAAGCGGAAGCCTAACCCTTGGCGGCGCGTTGAGCGGGATTGGCAACAGCCAGTTGACCAATAGCTCAATCACCATCAATGGCAACTCGGTGTCGCTGGGCGGATCAACCACGGTGACTGCATCCACCACCAGCACGCTGACGATTGGCACAGGCCTGAGCGGAACAAGTTTCAATGGCTCTGCCCCCGTCACTATCGCAATTGCAAACACTGGTGTGAGTGCAGGAACTTATGGCTCGGCAACGGCCATTCCATCCATCACGGTGAATGCGCAAGGTCAAATAACCTCCATCAGCACCAACCCGCTGAACTCGCCTGCCTATCAAGGCACATGGAACGCCTCCACCAACAGCCCCACGCTGACATCAAGCGTTGGAACAAACAACAATTACTACTTGGTGTCCACCGCTGGTACAACTACGTTGAACGGAATTTCTCTTTGGTCTGTGGGCGATTGGGCAATCTTCAATGGCACGACCAACGCTTGGGAGAAGATCAACGGCTCAAGCTCTGAGGCGTTCACGTCTTTGACCGTGACTGGCCTGACTGGCTATATGTACGCCAACGGCAGCAGCACGGTGACGGCATCGACCACGATACCTACCACGGCATTGAGCGGCACAATCACCAACGCGCAACTGGCTAATTCAACAATTTCTGGCGTGGCGCTGGGTTCAAACTTGAATTCGCTAACGATTGGCACTGGGTTGTCTGGCACGAGCTACAACGGTTCTGGCGCAGTGACGATTGCCATATCCAACACCACGGTGACGGCTGGCAGCTACACCAATGCGTCTTTGACCGTCAACGCGCAAGGCCAGATCACAGCAGCCTCAAGTGGCACAGCGCCAGTGACGTCAATCGGCGTGAGTGCACCGATCACCTCGACTGGTGGCACAACGCCCACCATTGGCATCACGCAGGCCACGACAAGCACCAACGGCTACTTGAGCAGCACCGACTGGAACACCTTCAACGGCAAGCAACCTGCTGGCACTTACGTGACCTCAGTCAGCGGCACGGCGGCGCAGATCAGCAGCACAGGCGGCACAACACCCACACTGGCGCTGATCGCCACCGCCGTGACTGCGGGGTCGTATACCTACGGCAGCTTCACGGTTGACGCCTACGGTCGCTTGACTGCGGCCTCCAGCGGAACAGCGCCCGTGACGTCAGTGAGTGGCACATCGGGTCAAATTTCAAGCAGCGGCGGTACGACACCAACTTTGGCCTTGATCACCACTGCGGTCACAGCGGGTTCATACACCAATGCAAACATCACCGTTGACGCCTATGGCCGACTGACTGCTGCATCAAGTGGCGCAGCCAGCGGCGTATCATCAATCAGCTTTGGCTCAACAGGCCTGACGCCATCCACTGCGACCTCTGGCGCGGTAACGGTGGCTGGCACATTGTCAACATTAAACGGCGGCACTGGCACGACCGTGGGCGTTGCTGGCGGAGCCTTCTAATGGCAAAATCTAGGGAATAAAGGATTCATCATGGCACAAACTGGGTACACCCCGATCCTGATCTACGCAAGCGGCACGGCCACCAACACGCCTTCTGCTGCAAACTTGACCAGCGGTTCGACAGGCGCGGAGTTGGCGATCAACTACACCGATGGCAAGTTGTTCTACAAGGACAACAGCGGCAACGTGCAAGTTCTTGCGACCAAGGCGGCCACGAGCGGCACTTTCCCTGCGGTGATTGCCACGGAAACCATCACAGGCTCCCTGTCTG